GGCACTAATGACAACAATCTTCCTACCTTCAAGGCTTTTAACATGTAAGTTGACATCCGCGTAATTGGGTGGAAGGGATGTCCAAAAGACCGCTTGAACGAAGAAGAAAACTTGATCAAATAACTTGTTCACGTCGGGCAACCTAATTAAAGTCACCCAAGGGAAAAGATCTGGGAAGTGGACAAGGCCCAGAAGAGCGATGAGAGCAAGCTCCGCAATCTGAAAAGAAAAACGCTTAGTCTCATACTGCATGATTCCATTGACAGCAAATTGCACTTGTGCAATTTTTCGAGCTGTCAACATAAAAGGGAAATCAGAGACTCTGAAACTAAACATGGACTTCAATGCTAAGAAAGCCCAATGACGAATTAGTAAAGTGGTCGTGTTGACCTCGCGATCAACAAAAGAGCAAATGGAAGGGTCAATAAACTCATAAACACTTTTGCGAAGAATAGCACCAATTTCGGCTATTCCAGAAGCACCATTTGCCAAACCCACAAATTGGACAGGCCACGAGACCAGTTTCGAGAGTTTGCTTTGAGCAGTATTCATGTACCCAACATTGAAGATTGCTGGATTAACAAAATCTGGCACAAGAGCAAGCGCACCTAAAAATGAGTCCAGTGGGCTCATCGACCCATAGGCTATAATGGTGCTTCCGGCCCCATAAGCTTCAGCAACTTCGTCGACCATGTTCTCTGGAAAGTAACCATCAGACTTGTACCAATCACGCACAACCTTTGTGTAACTGGGAACAGGAATCCCCTTGGGGTTTTGTGGTCCTTTGAGGTGCTTCTTGAAAGTGGCACTACGAACAATGAGATCATGCAATGTCTCATAAATGTCAGGATGGTGAGCAGTCAGGGATAAATAACTCACAAGGCGTTTCAGGCGATAAAGAGGGTCCATGGTCTTGACCTTAGCAACCATTTTGCCAATGAGTCGGTCTCTATCATGAACTATAGCGTAACGAGGCTTCTCTAGGCCGGCTTTTTCAAAATCTTGGCAATCAGCCGGGGTGGGAACACGAGCCCACTTAGATAAAAACATAAGCTTCGTAAGTGGGCCTGTTGCTTCGAGATTATTGGTGACCCCCCAACGTTTCATCACGGCTTGAATCGACCTAAAATTCCAAGCAGCTGGTTTGTTACCAGCCATGGATAGCAGATGGTCGTCTCCATAACAAGAGAGTTCATTGTAATGCTTAAACTCTTTAGCGGAGAGACCAGTGAGCTGTTTCCAAGCCAAAGCATAAAGAATGACCAGGCCTAAACTGTTGTCCATCCCTGTGGAGGAGTGACCGGTCGTAAGACCAGTGCCCTTCGCGTAAATGTCTCCAGTACTTGTTGTGTTCAACAACTGTCTAGTAACCTGCTCATAGTTAATATCAATGAGTGTTGCAATCCGGTCACGATCCTTGTGCGACTCAAAGCCTTTCTTCCGAATACCAGCAATGAGCTTTAACACATTGCCACTGAGAGTTGAGTCGAAGTCACTCATATCACCTGCATAATGCAGTTGGCAACGAGAGTGTGCGGAATAAACCTCGTTCAGCCAGAAACCATTCAGAGGCATACCGATCTTAATTGGGGTAGTGGACCAACGGAAATTATGATTCGGAGAATAATTCCAAACAGTAGATAGTATGTACTGACCAATTGGCGATCCAACTATTGTGCGCAATTTATCATTTAAATACTTTTTCGGTGGTAAAGCCTCATCTTT